CTTTCTGCTTGGTGCGCATATTATTGCGATCGCGCTTCAACCAACTACAGAATCGGGGAAATAGTGAAAAAGCTCATCGTTGCGGCCATCTTGGTCGTCGCATCTTTCGCCGCTCACGCGGACGAACTCGCCCGGGCGGTTGCGGCGCAAACCAAGGCCGTTTCGAATGTCCAGTCAGGAAGCGCGAAGGCCGAGAACGCACCAGCCGTATCCGACTTCATTCACACGCAAGCGTCGCTGTTGATTCAGGAGGCGTTTGCCACTTGGTTCCAAAAGGCGCAGGCGGCTGGAATCAAGTTCAGCGTCGTTAAGTTTTCGGGGGATGCGCCCGTAACAAAGTCTGCGTACGGCGGCAAGCTGGTGTACCTGAATCACATGTGTAGGGCATCAGGGTGCGTTTATGCGCGAGCGCAGCCGTCAGGAATGAGCGAGCCGATTGATATTGAGATTTCATATCAAGGGTCCAACGATTACACCGACTACTCTCGCCAAACTGCCATGGATAACCTGTGTGTCGTCTTTGGTGGAGACACGGCCTACAACGGGTATTGCGGCGACCTTTTGGATAAGTCAAAGCGCGCGGCTAATATCGACACGATGGTAGCGAATTTAAACAAATATCTTGCCAAGAAGATCGGCGCAGAAGCGGGTAGCTAAACGTCTGTCGAACATATAAAAGGCCCCTTCGCACGCGGGGCCTTTTTCATTACGTCCCCGCGATAGGCGGACTTGTCGTCGAGCCGGGCGATTCTGACGTGTGCTCGTGGTTGATCTGCGAAACGTTGCCTGCGACTTGGTCCCCGGTTGAGGTAATCGTCCCGGTAACGCCAATGTCGCCGGTCAGGCTCATTGTGTTTCCTGAGCCTCCAGACCCCTCCATTCCCTCCGTGAAGGTAAGCAGGCCATTGACCGTGAGCGGCCCGTTGTGAGTCGTTCCTGCGCTCGCGTTGACCGTTACCGCGCCTTCAGACGTAACCTCAGTTGTTCCGTCCACCGTCACGTTGGCGTTGCCCTTCGTGTTGACAGTCAGGTTCCCGTTGTGCTCGATGTTGATGTTCCCGCTAGGATCGACCTGGATATTCGCAACCACCGCGCCGGCATTCGCCACCGTCAGGTTGACCCATGGAGCGGCAGCCTTGTTCTGCTTGATGGCCCACGACTGATCTACGTCCTGATTCGTCAGGTCCTCGTGAGCAGGCGATGCACCCACGCGAAAGTAGGTGCCGCTGGGGTGAGACCATTCATGGTCGCCATTCCCGCTAGTCGTGCTGTACACGTCCGAGGCATGGCGATTGATGCGGAAATTGTCCCGCTTAAATGTCAACTGAGTAAGCTGCGGCAGCAGGAAGCCCATGCAGATAGGCATGCCGTCCACATTCCAGACGATAGCGCGAATATACCGCGCTGCCTGCTGAATGATTGGCAGCGTCCAGCGCGTGTCGTCCACCGGCAGGCCAATCTCTGGCAGATCCACGATGCCCGTGTCTGAACTGCCCGTGTGAGCGGCGCACTGCACGTTTGTCAGCCGGTCGCCCGTCTTCGGCATAAGCACGTCGATACTGTTCCCTTCCGGGTAGACGGCAACTACGATGCCAAGCGCTTGCCCCTGCATTACTGGCTCCCTGGCGTCAGCATTTCGGAAAAGTACGGCGACCCGCTGCTTTGCGCAGCCGTTATGCGGTCGATGAAGTTAGTGCCTCGCTCGTAGTCAACTTCTGTGAAGTAGTTTCCGAACGGCTCGTACGTGTGCACCACCGAATGGGCGTAATGCAGCGACTGGATCTGGTCGCCATAGTTGATCTGCACGTACGTCCCGGCGCGAATCTTTTCATGGCCCTCAAGATGCATCGCGCCGCTCTCCAGAACGACGTTGTCCTGATTGAGGGTCGTCAGGAGATTGCGGCGATTGTCGATCCACGTGAGGAAGGCATTTTGATTCGCCCAGCGCGCATCGCCAGCCGGCGTCCCGTTGCCAGCATTGGTCTCGGTCGCACCGCCCTGCTGCGTGGACACTTCCATCTTGCGAAGGCCGTATAGCAGCGGGTTGACGTTTTGATAGTTCTGGATGTAGTACGGCGTCGCGCCCTGCTGCGATGCGTACGTTGCGAACATTTTTGTCAGATCGTCATAATTCATGGTGAACCGCGGCGCATCTACCCAAAAGTAGTTTGCTACCCCTGCGTCCGAACGGCGCGCGCTAATGGATATGATCGAGTTGACGCCAATAGATACACAATTCGCCGTCGGGGCAAAGTCGCTAGACGGATCTATGCCGCTCGTTACCGACGACTGAATGGGTTGAAGCGTAAGCCGCTGTGCCGCATCCAAGAACGGGGTAGGACGATAGACGGCATACGGACCAGCAGGTCCCCATACGCCTGCATCGCGATCCTCAATAAAGAACTCGTTGAAGGGCCCGAGGTCGAGATACTGTTCGAGAAGCTGCTGCACCGTCCCGTTATTGAATGCTCCAAGCTGCACCGAGACGAGCGCATCGGGGACTTGAATGTCGGTCGCAACCTCTGCCAGCGCGGTGCCGGAAGTCGCGCCCGCCTGCTGCATGCCAGCGATATACGGGTTGACGATCAAGTCGAAGACGGCTTGAACGAAGGCCGTCGTAGTCTGCACATTAAGTTCGGGCCCATACTTCGAAAACAGCGGGAAACTCGAAATAAGGTTCGCCACGTCGGGCGTCGCGGGCATGTTGAAAATCTGGATAATCTGCAGAATCTTATGGTAGTCGTGGCCGGTCACGTGAATCGTGCGGCGCGGCTTTCCATCAGCCCCCATGCTCTGGTCGCGCTGAATGTCAGCCACGAAACCGCGCATCATGACTGGCAGCTTCTGCCCGGTCGCTCCCGAATATTTGTAGGAGTCGCCAGCAAAGCGAATCTCAATCATGTCCATCGGCTCAATAAGCGCGTAGAGCGTGTCCTTCAGCCCATTCATGACCTGATCGACAAACGAAATAGAGAACGCGCCAGCAGAAGCGCGCACGGACTTCTGCACGCGCACGACGGAGCCTTCGCCGAGCCATGTCGTGAGGTCGTAAATGTTCTTTGCCGAATCAGATTGACTCGGCGGCCCAGCCAGCGATGACTGGCTCTGCGTCGCATTGACTTGAGCGCTTCCGGTCGCGCTCGTGCGCGTCACCACCTTATGCAGCAGAACCTGAATGTTCGGCTTGCGAATTTTTACTTTCATGCTTAGGCCGGAATTTGAATGATTGTCGGGGTCTGCGTGCCAGAGGCGGACGGCTTCGAAACCTTTGTGCTGAGCGTCTTTGTCTTCGTTGCGCCTCCCGGCGTGGTGACGCTCTGCTGCAGAGTGATGTTGATGTCACCACCGCCAAATCCGTACGGAGCACCGCTCCCAGCGGCAGAGCCAACCTTCGATGCGGAAGCCGCTGCGGAGGCATCTGCGGCAGACGTGGACCGGTCCTTTGCGGGAATCTTTGCCGCCGGCTCTGCAACAATCGTCATGTCATCAGGAGCAGGCTTCGGTTTCTTTTCGGCGGTCTCTGCGACAATCGTCATGTCGTCGGGAGCCGGCTTCGGTTGCTTTTCGGCGGGCTCAGAAACGATCGTCATATCGTCGGGAGCGGGCTTCGGTTGCTTCGAGGTAGGTTCTTCAGCAATCGACATATCGGGATGAAATCCCTTCGTAGAGAGCCGCCCCATTCCAGCGCCAACGCCCGCGTTGACCTGGTCGTCCGAGTAAGGCATCTTTCCGTTCTCGGCCCGGATCATCCCCTTCATAAGCGCAGCCACGACTTTTGGATCGTCAAGATTCGGAACGTCGCCAGCCTTCAGGCCCGTCGCTCCCGTCATAAGCTTGGTGTAATTGGCGATCATTTCCGGCGTGTTGCCGGTACGTGCGCCGCCCGTCCACTTGTCCTGGATCTGCGCGAGCGTCAGGCCGCGATAGCCGCTCTCCAGATTGGACGTCGCCTTAGCGATGCCGACCGTCGGGTCCGAATAAACGTCCTCTTGGCCTTTGTGAAGCATGTTCAGAGGGTTATTGCTGCGAATGCCAAGCGGGTCGCCTGAGCCGTCTTGCCCCTGACCCTTCAGCCAATTGAGACCGCCCGCCGTCGCGTCAACGGCCTTGTCCCACCAAGTGCCACCGGTCGCCGTATGCAAGCCGTCGCCACCGCGCGTAATCTTCCCGGCGCTACCCATGTCCCTCACTACGGTTGATCCCGCAGGAAGTGACTCGCCCATGGCGGACTTCGGCGGACCAATCAAAGACGGATCGGCAATGTTGACGCCAGGGATCTTGTTCGCCATGGCGAGGATGCCTTCCATCATCGCCTGGGTGTACGGGATCAGCTTCTCGCCGACCATCGTCTTCATGTCGGAAATGTTCGCGTCGATCGTGCGCTGGGTCGAACCGGCGTCATCCTCTTGGCCCTTTCCAGCCATGACGCGCACCAGTTCGCTGCGGAACTTCTCGAAGTCACCACTCTTCTCTGCGCGATCGAGCGAAGACAGGTCCGACTCACTCATGTCTTTGCGGTTGCGGATGGCGTCCGGGCCCTTCCTGTAGAGGTCATCGACGCCCTGGAAGTCCGTCGTCTTCGAGATGCCCGCAAGCGCTTGAATTCCGCCCTCGCGAACGTCTTTAAGATCAATCCCCGCGTTCTTCAACAGCATCGAAATGCCGCTATGGTCCGAGTCGCTCATGTTCATGAACGAGGCCGTGTCGGCATACGACTTCAGGCCGAAATAGTTCTTCTCGGCATCAAGCTCCATCTCGGCGCCGTACCGGCCACGACCGGCGTAAGCATTGTCGAACGCGCCACGAATTACCGAGAAGTTGGTCCCCTCCGGGCCCTTGTTCTGAGTCTCCCAGTCCTTGGACCCGTGTTGCGACATGTAGCCGTTGATATCCCGGTTATCGAGCCCGTTGCTAAAGAGTCCACCCTCTGCACGCATCGCCGCGCGAATCGGATCGAGCGAGCCGAACGCCTGCATCGTGAAGTTGCGCGATGCCTCAGAACCGCCCATTTGCTGCATGGACGCGTTCGCCTGACCGAGGATTGAAGAGGCATGGTCTGCCGTCATGCCATCTACGCCAAGCATTGACGAGTAGGCGTTCCCGAAGCGATTGAGGTCAACCACCCCGGAATTGAACCGGTTCTGTTGCGCCGCGAATCCCTGCATCGCCTGCATAACTTCAGACGGGGTCGCCTTTCCCTGCGTATTGACGATTGCTTCGGCGAGCGTGGCCGCCAGTTCTTTATTGTTCTGGTGCGCGTCCATGCGCTGCATGCCCGCCGTGAAGGCGACGCCCTGCCCCGGCTGCAGGCCGTATGCGCGAGCGATATCAACACCGGAACGCGTTGCGCCAGCCAACTCGTCGGGCGTGCGGTATGCACCCCCGCTCGCGGAGTTCGCAAGCTGCTCCATCTTGACGAATTCGCCATTCGCCATTCCGAGGTCCCGCGCGGCTACCCAAGACGCGTCACTCAAACCCTTGAACGACACGCCGAGGTCGCCCAAAGAGCGCTTCAGCAAGTCCAGATCGAGGTTGCGGTCCTTCGCCTGGTCGATGCCCTCAGAGACGGCCTTCCCAGCCATCGCAGCGGCCGCGATAAGGCCACCGCCGACTAACCCAGCGGCAGCGCCTCCGAGGCCACCCAGCAGGCCGCCAACCTCCATGCCAGTGCCTGCGCCTTGGATGCCCTCTTGAAGCATGCCACCAACCGGGCCGCCGACACCGCCGCTGAATGCGCCCGCCGTGCGTCCGGCCATCCCGCGACCGTACCGGCGCGCACCGCGACCGAATCCGCCGCCGCGACTGCCCTCGTCTTCACCAGCGGGCGGCCGGCGACCACCGCTACCGCCGCCAGAACCACCGCTGCCGCCGCTGGCTGGCGGCTTGGCCGGGGGCGCGGGCGGCACGATGTTGCCGTCGCCATCTACATCATTCGATAGGGTCGGGTCGAGCGACGTGCCACGCACCGTATGCATGAAGGCGCGATCGCGCATGCGCTGCGCCGCTCGCGGGTCGGTTGAAGTCTTCGACCAATCGATTTGCGAGATATGGAGATCACTCTGCCCCGAGTTTTTCAGGGCGTTGCGCACCTGAGCGGAGAGCGCCAGAGTCTGCTTGAACTGCTTGTTGATGAGGTCAAGGTCGCGCGCCATGTTCTTCACGTCCGTCGGCTCGAATTTGAGCTTCTGGTTCGCGGCCACGGCAGAGCCAAGTTTGTTCATAGACGCAGTGATCTTTTGAATCGCCTGGTCAACTCCACCCGCATTTGCTCCTACACCAATTTTTACTTCAGGCATGCTCGCTCCTTTGATGCCCTAATGCTCACGTCACGAAAGCAAAAAGCCCCGGGGATACCGGGGCTTCTTTACTCTTCCGGACCCCAGTCGCCGGGGTCTTCCGTGGGCTGGGTACCGCCTGCTGCAGCCGCCGCCGCTGCCTCTTCCGCCTCTGCTTCGCGCTCAATTTGCGCGAGGTAGTCGCTTGCGGCGTTTTCATCGTCGTCATCGAACTCTTCGCCCGTCTTCCCCTCCTGGTAGTGGTATGCCCACCATTCGGCTTCAATCTCACCGTCAGTCATGGCGAGGAAGCGCGGGTCGGTTGGCGCGAGGTTATATTTCGCGCGAAACCAGAGTTCGTAACTATTCGCTAACTCCCGCCCCCGCGCCTTCGCTTCCCTTCGCTGGTTCGGAACGAAAAGACTGCTCCTTTGCACGGAGAGCGCCGAAAACTTTCATGATCTTCTCTTCGAAGTCATCGTCCATCAGCGGGTCCATCGCTTCCAGGTTGAACGTCTCAGGAGCGCTAACCAGCAGCGTCTGGAGCGTAACGAGCCCCAGCCCTCCGAGGTCGCCTACCCTGCCGTCTGCCAAGTAGTTGCCTTCCGTCAGCACGTTGTAACGCGAGCGGATCTTGTACACGTCCTCTTTCGTGCGGCGGCCAAAGACGAAGCGGCCGAAGCCCTCTACGTCCACATTAAAATCGTCTGTCTTCGCGGTGCGCATTCTCATGCCTCAAATAAAACCGACCGCCTAAAGGCGGCCGGGGACTTCGATTAGGCGACGGTGCCGGTACGGTCGAGGGCGAGCAGTTGACCGTGCTGCATAACGATCGCGTGCTTCGTTACTTCCAGCGAGCCGGAAGCGTACGAACACCCGATGTAGTTGGCGAGCAAAGAGCCGTCGTCCTTCGAGTAGATTTCGATGTTGAACACAATGCCGAGCAGCACTGCATCACCGTTCTCAGGGGCGATACCTGCTTTGACCATCGCGCCCTTGTTCATGACCATGACGGACACACTCAGCGAGTGACGTGCGATGGTCGGCACGTTCTCCTGTACGTGGATGTCACCGATGCCGCTCGCCGGTTCCGGCGCATAGTCATCATTGGCCGATACCGACTGCAGCATCCCGACTTGGACGCCGCCGAAGGTGATGATGATCCGGTTACCAGACCGAACCTGCAGGTTGGTCTGCCCGTTCACAACTGCGTTGTTTGCCATGTTCGGCTATCCCTTATGCCGACGCGGTGCCAGTGAACGGCACGGCGAAGACGGTGACTGAAATGTAGTTCGCCGGCAGAACAGGCGAGCACTGGAAAGACACAGCGATCGCGGTCCCAGCAGCGGACGCGACGATGTTCTTGTAGGGAGGGTTGTCGGCGTCACCAGCGAGCACGCCCGGTCCTTGCGGATCGGGAACGGCGAGCGCCTTGAGGTTCGTTTCAACCAGCGTCGCAGCGCGGCCCAATGCAATCGGCGTGATCTTCGCGCCGCGGAGCGGGTCCAGAATTTCGCGCGACGTGCGGCACGTGTAGTCCAGCGCCCAGCCCACCGACTGTTCGACCTTGTCGTAGTTGTCATTGACAAGCCACGTCGAGATGGACTGCACGACCATGTAGCCGGTCTTCGCCTTCACCAACGGAATCACGCCAGCCTGAAGCAGCGGATCGGTATCCGTCGGGACGTTCAGATAGCGCTCCAGGCCAGAGAAAGCCATGGCCTTGTTGGTCATGGCAGTGCCCGGCGAAACGCCAGAGAACGCGCCAGCAATCGCAGCGGCCGTCAGGTACGGCGAGTACAACTGAAGGCCAGTCAGAGTGCCGGTCAGGTCGTAATCGTAGTAGCCCAAGTGGACCAGTGAAGTGCGGTCCGAATTCAGGTTGAATGCGAACGCGATCGCTTCGGCATCCGTTGTGTTCAGAGCCGATCCAACGATTGCGCGACGCTCCATGCCGCCTACCGTGCTCATGAACTGCACGTGCGCATCCACCATCGCCCACACGTCCGGGTCAGCCGTAATCGGCGTGAGCCACTGCACGTCGCTGGCTTGCAGCACGTTCAAAGCCGAGTCGTAATCCGCAGCAGTGGTAATGCCATCCGAGCCGCCCTTCAGGTACGTGAAGGGAATCGAAGTCGGGAGAAGGCCGGAATACCCCGGGGCATACGTAGCCGTGATAAGCGGCTGCGAGAAGCCATTGAGCGAATTCATCCAGTTCATAAGCTGGTTGAGGTTCGCCGTAACTTCGACGCCGTTCGGGTTCGGGCCCGTGACCAGTACGCTTGCCGCCGTGATGGAATCGAGACCGTTGAGAGACGGGGCATTGATCGATCCACCATTTACGACGGCGTCGAAGCCCGCGATCGTGTTGATGTAATCGACAAGCTGGCCGACAGTCGGGTAGGTCGCGAGCGGGATCGTTGCAACCACGGTTCCGGCCGGGGCCTGAAGAACAACCGTCGTCGGCGTGATCGTCATTTCAGCCGACGCAGCGCCACCCGTGTACGCGACCGAGAACGGGTTTGCGTACAAGTTATCGGTCGAGTACGAAGCCGCACCAAGCGCAACGGTCGCACCGAGACCTTTAACCGAACCCGGATCAACCGTGAGCTTGATTTGTGCCGTGCGCAGGCCCCAGTCAGCCGACGCAACATTGATCAACGCAGCGCTGTTCGTGTCAACCAGTTGGAGGGTCGATTGAGTGGCCGGGTTGACGCGGATAACGTCAACAGTCGCCGGGCCGCCCGTCTCGTTGCTCGCACTGAAAGCCTTCATTGCGGCCGTCAGAAGCTCGCCGGATACCAGCACGGCTTCTGCTTCGTCCGGGCTTCCGAAGGACAGCACAACGCCGGGCTCGCCACCGGTCGATTGACCGAGATAGCAAGTGGTGTTGCCGACGTTCGCATTGGTCGGAGCCAGTGCGCTGTCGTTTACAGCCGACATAGTGGCCGGAGTAATCCACTCGCGACCGTTGAAAAAGTAGGACATGACGCTCCTTTAAGCGGATTACTGCGTGATGGGCTTGCTTGCGAAAGCCGCGAAGCGAGCCTGGTAATTGGCCGGCAGATCGCGGAATTTCTTCGCCCGCTTTTCCGAGTGAACCCAGCCGTGAATCAGCGCAACGCGCTTATCCGAAGCCGAGAGGCGGGTTGCAAAGTGCTCAAGAGAGACCTTGAAAGCGCCCGGTTTCGCGTGAGCGGCGGTCGAAGTCGTGTCGGCTGCCGTGGCTGCTGCAACGGCGGGCTCTGCTGCTGTTTCGTTGGTCGGCGTGTCGATAGCCATGTCGATTCCTTTTCAGTTGATTGATTGGCGCTTCACGCCGTCGAGTTTTGTGTTGCTGAAAAAACTGCTTCGCCGTCCACGGTGATTTCGGTAACGACGGGCACTTCGTCCGTGATGTATGCGGGCGCGAGACACGAAAAGCTGCACACCGTCGAGAAGACGGGAGCCGGGTATTCGCCTGATACGTAGTCCTGATCGGATTGGTTGATATCAATGCGAGACATGCCGAGACCGCCAAACACCGGCAGGTTCGCAATCACCAAGCGGCGCATGGCCTTGCGGATCGCAATGCGTTCGTCGGCGTTCTTGGACCAACCGACAATGGCGAGAACCGTGTTTGCAATCCAGCCTTCGCCCTCTTTCCACATGCCGGTCGCTGGGTCCCAGTCGTCATCGCCGATCGATTCGCCGATGGCGCGCTCAGCAGGGCCGTCACTCGTCACGTGGACGCTAACCATCGGCCAGCGCGTGTCTTCGAAAGCAGGCGGCGCATTGAGCACCGGGATTTGCTTCGTAAGCGGAGTGAGCGTGCCGCGTAATACCTCCACGGCCATGCCCTTTTCCATGCGGTCACGGACAATCGTCAGGGCGTCTACAGACTGATCGCCGTAGATGGCGTTCGGCGTTGCCGTGAATACAGCGCTGGGGGTCCAGTTCTCGCCGTCGAACGTCGAGTAGAGGCAGTACGAATATTCCGTACCGTTCACCAAGGCGAAAACGTCTACGCAGTACGTCGCCTGATCGCCCGTGTAAATCACCATCGAGAGCGGATCAGTCGGGCCAGCGAAAACGCCGGTCTGATTGCGCATAAGACGCCATTGAATGGACCCGCTCTCAGGGTCCATGATGACCTTGAGAGCATTCCCTACCGGCAGTGGAAGCGCTTGATTTCCGAGCATGGCTTAATGCTCGCGTCACGACCCGGACGTGACGACATGCTCATTGCATGGCCGATACCTCTTTCCAAATCTCGCTTCAGTTGCCGTCTGTTGACCAGCTAGTCAAAGTGATCAATGGCGCGACATTCCCGCTCGCCGCGCAGGCCGTCCGAGCCATCGCCAGCGAGACCGCATTCCGCTGGAAAGAGTCGGTTGCGCGCGCTCGCCTATGGCAGGGAGAAAAGGCCCCGTACATCCAGTCGATCAAGGTCCGGATGCTTGACGACTTGAACGCCGAGGTCTACAGCGACTACAAGTTCGCGCAGGAAATTGAGGAGGGACGCCCCCCGAAGGATCTGAAGTTGATGCTCAACACGAGCACGAAGGTCCGCATATCGCAGAAAGGTCGGCGCTTCCTTGTGATCCCGATGCGCCAGAACACGCCCGGCAATGACGCGCTCGCGCCCGCGATGCCCATGAGCGTCTACGAGTTAGCCAAAGAGATGATTCCGTCCGAGGTCACTGGCATTGGCGCGCGGCAGTCGGGCGAGAACGTGATCCTCTCGCCGACGAGCGGCATGTCTTCCAATCCCGTTCAGAATCCGTTCCTCTCGAACATCGCATCAAAGAAGACGTTCATGGTCGCCAAGGCGAACTACCAATGGGGCGGGAAACTGTCGCGCGCAGACCTGAAGGCGGCCGGACTATCGGCGCAAGAGCAGAGGCGCTTTTCGGGAATGGTGCGCATGAAGGAATCGTCGGGCGGAAGCTCGTATTTGACGTTCCGCGTGATGGCCGAAGGATCGGCTGGATGGATTACGAAGCCCGTGCCTGGCAAGCACATCGCGCAGAAGGTCGCCCAGCAAATGCAGCCTCTCGCGACCGCGGCGATCGGAGAGGCCATGAAGCGGATGTCGGAAGGCTAACGGCTGAAGAGGTCCCAGTCGCGCAGAACGACCTTACGCGGCAGTTGCAAGCCCTGTTGAAAATTCCGGTTCGTCGGGTACATGCCCCAGCAGTAGTAATCGAGCATTTTCGTGCCCGTAATCGTGTACTGCGTACCAGCAGGCGGGGCCACGGGGGAAGCGCTCCAGTTGATCGTTCCGTCCGGATTCACCGTCGGCAGGTCGCCGATAAGCAGCGCGCCATCGTTAATCCAGAAGACTTTCGTGAGGCCAATCACGCTCGTCCACAGCTTCTCCAGGGGGCTCCCTGCGGTAAGGACGAGGCTGAATACCTGCTGTGTGTTCAGAGCGGTCACGCGGTCCCACTGCCCCATGCTATAGATCGGCGTGGCCTGCGGAATCGTGAGCACGAGGTCGCCAGTCTCATACTGGCCGGAAGCCATCCAAGCCTTTTGGGAGTTCTGGCCGGCGAGCGCGGCCACGCCGTTGACCGGCGTCGCCGGATAAATCTTTCCCTTACCCAGGCAAATCGGGCACGCGGGATCGGCTTGGCCTGAGTACGGGTCCGCGCATGGGCATGCAGCCGATTGATACCAAGCGTATTGCTGCCCGACCTGCCCGCTCTGACCAAGGAACTGGTTGAACGCGCCTACACTGAATGACATTCCCATGGCTTATCCCAGTACGCTGCCGTTGATGCCGTGGATGGACGTGAACAGGCCGCCGTTCGAGCCCTTGGGTCCGAACAGTGTCTCGTTGATGTCGTCCTGCCACGCCTTGTAATTGAACGAATTCGATTGAGAGAGGCCGTCCGCCGAGATAGATGCGGACTGCGGCAGCATCATCATCTTCAGGATCTTCGAGATGGCGATGCGCTTGACCACGTCAACAAGATCGTCCCAGTGCTGCGCGAAGCTCGTCACCACCTGGCCGCTCGAATTCGAGAGGCCGCACGAGTAGCGAACTTGAATTGCCTGGGGATACGTAATCGATCCGGCCATCGCGACGAGAGCGAAAGCGCCGACGGGAGTTGTCGCTGCGGCGGTTGTCGGAACCAGATTCAGGTCGCCGTTTTTCCGGTCAATGCGAATCCACTCGCCGGGAACCGTGTAGTTCTGTAGGAAGGGTGCCGGGAACGCGATAGTCACCGAATTGACCTGCTGGACCGGGCGATATGGCAGGCGCATCAAGCCCCAGCGATCGCCCTGGAACAGTGCCGGGTCATAGTCGAAGCCAGCGATTGTGATGTAGCGCGTGCCAGCGGCTTCGAGCGCGGCGATCTCAGCATCCGTAGCCAAATCCGGGATGACCTGCACGGTGCTGAAGAACGTTTTTAGCAGGCGTTCGCACTCGGTTTCAGCGGCGACGAGTTTGTCCCACACCATCGAGTCAGTCAGCGCGGCCATGTTGATGTAGTTTGCGGGGCCAAGTCCAAGCTGTGCGCGCAAGTCAAGCACTGCGGCTGCTTGGTCTGGGAAAAGTGCGGTTGTTTGTTGCGAGGCCATGAGCCCTCCTTTGGTGACCAAAGAATGCAGTCACGAACAAAAAAAGCCCGGCAGAACCGGGCTTTCGTGGGCGCGAGAGGCGCTTAGGCTTGTTGCTTGGCTTGAGCGGCAGCGTTAGCCTGCTCAGCGGCTTGGCGCTCAGCTTCGGCGGTCGCAGCGGCGGCTGCGGCTACTGCCGGGTCAGGGACCGGGTCGGCGGGTTGCTTCGGCGCGACGGGAGGGACTGGCGGGACTGGCGCAGCCGCTTTCACAGCGACGTAGCTTGGGATGCTCAGAAAGTAGTCCGCCTGCTCTTGCGAGATTTCCTCGCTCAGCATGCCTTTTGCGACTTTCGAGAAAGCAACGCCGTTGATGAGCGTGCTTGCGTTTTTGCTGCGATTCAGAACTTGGGGCATATGGACTCCACGATTTCCTGTCTATAAAGAAGAGGCCCGCAGGCCCCTTCTTCTTCACAAGCAGACTTCAGCGCGCGCTAAATTACGCGTTGCCGAACGGCTGCCATTGCTGGCTGTTGGTCACGATGTTTTTCACGAGCACGTGCTGATTGCGCTTCGAGATACGCAGGTAACCGCAAATCATCTGCAGCCACGGGATGATCGGCGAGTTCACTGCCGCCATCGGGATCTTCATCATCGGCAGATACTGGCGCCATGCGATCGCATGGTCCGTTTCCGACAGATTCAGAATGTAGCCGTTGGTCGAACCCGGGATGTCCTGGTTGTAGTCAACGTACGTCGTGGTTGCGCCGCCCGATGCCGGGGTGCGGACCATTTCACGCAGGTCGGTCAACGCGTTCGTACCGTTCAAGCGACCACGGTAGATGACATAACCCGACTCCGTGCGGCCTGCCGATGCGCCGATTGCCAGCGATACTGCGCCACCGCTCACGACTGCCACCTGAGCCGACACGACGGTCTGAGATTCGCCGCCTTGGTTCAAGCCGGTCACGCCGTAGTAGTAATCGCCAGCCTGGTTGGCCGCGAACAGCGAACCGACCTGTGCAGCGATCGGCGTGCCGACTACGGTTTGCGGACGATAACCGTTGTTCGCGACAGCGATTGCCAAGAACCACGGCGCGCGCACTTCGAACGGGGACTTCAGGCGCTCGTCACGGATGAACACGTCCGTGTTGGTCTTGATTTGACCGTACGAGGTCTGAATGCCGGTCACAGCCGTACCGCGAACCGTGGTGCTGGCTTGGCCGTCTTGAATCACGCGGAACGCCGGATCGAGGTCCGTGTTCAGGTCGGTCTGCACGCTCGCCGGCAAGAAGATATCGGTCGCGCGGCCGAAGTTGCCGAAACCGAAGATGACTTCAGCGGCGGTGGCGATCGGGTCGATGCTGGACAGTGCTGCACCGCGCATGTCGATCACGTGATCGCTGCTGCCCAAGCTGGTGATCTGCTTGGCGATACCGTCGAACGACAACGGCAGAACCGAACTATCGCCCTCGAACAAGCCGACTTCGATGTCCGTCAGCAACTGCTTCGTGCCGTTGGTCGTTTCGATGGTCACCGCGTCCACGATGTTGTTTTGCTGTTGCAGCACAACCGGGATCGAGCGGTAAGTCGTCAGGTATTTGACCTGACCGACCATGCGCTGGTATTGACCAGCAGTTTGCATCGCCGCGCCGTCCTGGGTGTTGAACGTCGAGCCGAAGAAACCGCCGATGCTGTGCTGTTCCGTCCACTCGTCAAGCACGGCCGATGCGCGGGGCTTCGGCAGCTTGTTGAACAGGGCGAAGTGACGGTTTTCCTGCACGGTTGCCTGCAGCGCGAGATCCAGAGACTGGATGCGCAGCGCGGAACCGCCAGTCAGCGTCGATACGTCCGAGCCGTAACCGGCTTCGAGCGGAACTTCGAGCGCCTTCTGCAGGGCGGTGAATTCGTCCTGACCCATTGCGCCAGCGTTCGTCGCGCCAGTGGGGTTGAAATTCAGAAAATTCATAGTTTTACGGACTCCGAAAGTTGCCGTTATTGCTTAGTTGAAGATGCGGTCCAGAATGGCCTGCTCGGGGAGAACGCCCAAATTGACAGCGCTCTGTACCCGCACAGCTTCCGTGCCCGTAATGCGGCCTGCCGTAAGTGCACCTTCTGCCTTCGACAGGATTTCCGACATGCTCGGACCCTTACCGGCCGGGGTTTCCGTGCCGTTCAGGTTCGGGCGTGCGCCGAGGGTGACGCTGCGAACGCCGCGACCTTGGTTACCAACAGAACCGAGCGCCTTCGTCAGCAGCGAGTTCGCGGTCTTCAGTTCGTCGCCGCGCTTCGCCAGGGCGAGCACGTCTTCGCGGGTCTGCTTCAAGCCTTCCGTCAGCGAGCCGACGAGGCCGACGACACCTTCGAACGACTTCGCCATTTCTTCGGCTTGCGTGACTTGCGCGCCCTTGACGCTGTTCAGTTCGGTCATCAAGCACTTGACCATTTCGGTTGCGTCTTGCGCTTCCATTTCGGTGCCGTCTTCGAGCACGAGCTTGAACGACTTGATCATCGGCGAGCCGTCGGTGAGGTCGCCGTTGCCAGTGCCGTCATCGATCTCGTTGCCGTCGGCGTCGAGCTTCTTTCCACCGGCTGCAGCACCACTTGCAGCGTCAGCCGTGACGGTTGCGTTACCCTTCTCGTCCACCTGAGCGGCAGAAAGGGACTTGGCGAGGGTTGCCTGTTGAGCGATCGCCGCTTGCAGTTCTTCAAAATTCATCGTTTAAGCTCCGTTTAACCGCGTTTAAGATCGTCCAAAAACCGCTTGACGTAGTCAGCAGCGACGGTCTTCGAAAGACCGAAACGCGCGCCGGCCTCCCTGACCATTTCCTTCAAACTTCCCATTGAGATTTCCTCGTTGCCGATGGCGTTGGCGAGTTCGTCACGGAAAGTCCAATACGAATAAAGCGCGTCATCTAGCGACTGCTCACCAATGGCAGAGCCACCCGCGAGAGTCGCGCTATCGCTGCCGTAACCGGCCTGCAGCGACTTCACAACGTCGAGCCCATACGCACCCCACGACTTCGCCAGCGGGCCGAATGGCACGAGGGAAGCGGGGCGCAGGTTGGCGTTGACGGGAGTCGCCGAGAAGGCGAGGTTTGACCAGCGGACGCGCTCAATAACCGGCACGCGGCCTTTCGAGACGGGGTCAATCTGCATGCTCTTTTCGAGCACCGCGCCCCCTACGGACGTGTACCAGCGCTTCGGCGGATTGATTTCCGTGAGCGAACCCCAAAAGAGGTTTGCCTTTTCGGCCATCTTTCCGCTGCCCTGATAAATCTCGCCCTTCACGAACGTTTCCGACTTCTGAATGCGCACATCAACCGGCGTGCCGATTTCGTACGACTCATGATTCGGAATGCCTGCGCGCGCACCGATCTGTGTGTAGTGCTCAAGGTCGAGATTGCCAAAGCGCTGGAAAAACTCCATGGAGTTCTCAAGCGCTTTGCACAGAACAATCTCGCCCTGTTGATCGACTGATTCGTTGGAAGCTTCGACGTACACATACCGGCGATCGCCCTCAGTAGCAGGCGTCGCTTTAAGCATTGGCGAAATACTCACAAAGGACGGCAGTGCGTCCAACTGAGCTTGTTCGAGTGCGTCGTTTTCCATGACCTTCATGTTGTTATCACGACTTTTTTTCGGGAACGTCTTCGCCAAACTTTTGTGGATGCGATGCAAAAAGGTTGTCGAGCCACTTCGCGAAGTCCGGATCGTCGGCTGGCTTGGCGTCGTCCAGGACGTGCCATGTACCGCGGCAATGCGGATGCACCGTACCGGCCGGGACCTTCCACATTTCGGCGTCAGTGCGGTCAACCATCCCTTCCGCCGTGCGCTTCTGCTTCGCGCCGCTGCGGCCGATGTTCGTCTTGCCGACCCAAACTTCCGTGTCCCAGTTCTTATCCTTTTTGTCCGGGTCCACGACCGTGAAGACGAGCCCATGAATCTTTTTGCAGAACGGGCATGCGCCCTTGTACTGCTCAACGCGGCGCACCTTCGTGCCGGCC